ATGACTAATGACAAGTGACTAATAAGATGAATGCGATACAATACTTTGAGTGGGGAGGGGAGATACTCAAAAACATAAATATACCCTTATTTGCAAAATACACAGATGTTTCTTACAAAGATATTCATATTTTTCAGTTTCATGTTTACATCCTTAAAGAAGACGGGAACTTGATAGATACATACAGAGAATTTGCACCTGTTCGAATTGAATATGTTGAGAGTGTACAAAAACTAATTGAAAAAATATACCCTGTTATGGGTTACAGTAGAGATCAATTTAAAATAAAAATAGCTAAAATAGAATGGGTATTAGCAACAAAGATAGATAATTATAATGCTATATCAGGAAAAATAAAAGCACATATAAATAATGAAACTAATTACAGACATGTTATAATAGAAGAAAAATTCAGAAGAGATAATTATATCTGTTTTTCAATCATTGTCAATATGAATAGTATGTTAGTAAAAAATTTTAGAAGTGCAACTTTAACAATTTGAAAACCTATGATACCAAAAGAATTCGTAAAAAAATACAAGCCTTTTGCTCTCGAAACAGAGCGTAAGACGGGGATTTCTCACCTCTTTATATTGGCTCAATCAGCCTTGGAGACTGGTTGGGCTAAGAGTATCCCTGATAATAATATGTTTGGTGTGAAAGCCAAAGCAGGCACGCCGCCTGAGAAACGTCAGCTGGTTCAAACCACGGAGATCCTCGCCAATGATAAGGCTAAGTTCCCTGTTATTATTAGCATAGAAAAGCGCCCTGATGGCAAGTTTAAGTACATTGTTAAGGACTGGTTCCGCAAGTACGACAGCCCAGAGGAGAGTTTCACTGATCACGCCAACCTATTCATGAACAACAAGCGATATGCCAAGGCACTACTGGTAAGGAGTGACCCGTACAAGTTTGCCGAGGAAGTCGCAAAGGCAGGCTATGCCACCGAGCCTACGTATGCCGAAAGACTCAAGGGGGTGATTAGAACAATTGAAAAGAATGATCAATGAAAATTACCAATGAGAAAGAAATTGTATTTACTATTAGCTCTTATGGTGCTTTTAGGGTGCAGGAGCAAGAAATCAAGCCGAACCGAGCACAGAGAAGATCAGCAAATCGAAAGAAGGGAAGAAAAAGACAGCCTCTCTCAGGTAGAAAGTCATCAGGAAGTCGCTACTTTTGACCTCCAACATTCGCAATCTTACGAGCTCTCTCTTGAAAATGATAAGGACAGTATAGAGGTGCAGCGAGAAACACGCATAGTAAAGAGGCTCGATGGGGAGGTCTCTCATATCGAGGTGCTCAAGGTCAAGGGGGGAAAAGCTACCCTAAGGGTAAAGCAGGAGCAAGCGCAGCAAGCAAGGCAGGTAGTCCGTAGCGAACAGCGAATAAGTGAAGGGCATTTCTCTCAAAAGAGAAAAGAGGTACATACTTCTCATACTATGGAGCGAGAAACACTTCGCCAAAGATGGGGACTTGCATGGTGGGTAGAGGGCTTATTGTTGGTGGTGGTCTTATGGTTGGGCTATAGAATAGTAAGAAGATGGATAGGATAGAGTTTCACTGTGCAGGGAGTTACTCAGAGCTCAGCCCTTGGCAACGAGAAGAAGTCTGCCTACGTATGGAGGATGATCGGCGTGACTTTCAGGAGCTATATCGGGAGATGGTGCTGATCTTGCTGATGGGGGATCCTTCAAGGAAAAACAAAAAGCGAGTACAGCGGCTGCTCTCAGAAATCTCTATCGAGCAGCTCCTCCCCTTGGGAAAGTTCCTGCTCACCGATAGGGACTTGTTCTCCTTTCCTGAGATCTGGGATGGACTCACCACTCCCCTACCTCGATTGAGTAATTGTACCATTCGACAATTTTCCGTAGCGGACATGCTTTTTTACCAATACAGCAAGAAGCGCGAGGAATTGTATGCACGCCAGCTGGTGGCAAGTCTCTACTGCTGGGGCGCAAGTGAGTTTGACCCCTTGCTACTCCCTAAGATTGCGGAGGTAACCGATAGCATTTCCTCTGGCACGCGGGCTGCGATTGTTTTTGCCTATCGATGTACCAGGGAGTACATCATAGAGCGCTATCCTGCTGTATTTCCAAAATCCTCTTATAGGGAGGATACTCCTATATTCAGGCGACAGGGGGATTATACCCCCTTCTCCAAGGTAATAGCGGCCATGGCGATGGACAGCACCCAACCATTGGGCAATTGGCATGAGTGCAGCGCGACGCGTTTGTACGATTTTTTAGAAATATTGAACGAATCTATTCTCAGAAGTAAGCGCACATGAGAGATCTCTTTGTAACAGATACATTCGAACTGGACTTGAGCCGAATATCCATCTCCTATCAGGAAGAAAATCCGCGGTTCAAGGATACTTTCTTTACTCAATTCTCCCTCCCATTTGAGTTCTATATGAATGCAGATCTGAGGGTCAAGATGGGTAATTATACGGCTATCAATGCCCTGCGGCTAAAGAAGAAGCATGAGGGCTACCATGTGATGGATGGAAGAGCCAGAAAGGGAACTTTGGAAATTCTATCTGTAGAAGGAGAACTGGTACAGGCGCAGATAGAATCAGGCTTCGAGCAGCTGCCGAATTTTGAAAAGAAGCTATGTGACTTACCGCTGGCCAAGGTAGCTGTAGACAATATCTATGAGCATGCCAATGTAGTCTGTAGGAAGAGATACCCCGAGGTAGATTATAATTTTCCTCGTGTAGTTTATAACAAGGATAACAGCCAGAGTAGCTGGGAAGCATTCGAAGGATTCTTGAACCACACTCGTAATGGGGCTTTTATCAATAATAGTGAGGATTCTGGCAATAGGGTAGTCCGCAATATCATTCACCCTATGCCTTACCTACTCTATGTCCTCAAGAAAGGTTTTGCCGATGCGGGATATACACTTGCCGGAGATATTCTCACCGATGAGGACTTCCTCCAGCAGGTAATATACTCGGGCAAGGAATATTACAAGACTTCAGAGCAGCAAGAGGTCAATATGACCCCGCAAAGGGATAGCCTCACCCAGCAGCGGGAAGTAAGCGGAGTAGTGTTTGGAAAGTACCAATCCGAGACTACCTTGGACAAGGTCGGAAAGTGGCGCTTGGTCTGTAACAATGCTCATATACTAACCCATGGAGAGCCATTTATCTATCGGGTAAGGCTGGATGGTGTGGTGATTCGTGAGGGGGCTATCAGTGAGCGCCAAAGTACCTTGAGTTTTACTCAGGTAATTGCCATCGAGACAGGGGGCGCCCATCAGCTCCGGTGTGAGTTCGAGGGGGCTTGGAATAGCCCCATTGAGCTATACTTGAATATCATTGCCCAGCATGACGCTCAGGGGAATGTGATTGAACAGGTGATTAACAACAATGAGGTAGACCTCAAGCGGGCTGTCCCTGATATTACCTTCGGAGACTTGGTCAAGACTATTAAGAACTGGAAGAATTACGATCTGGAGATTCAGGGGGACAAGATATTTATGAATCGTATCCACACGGAAAATCGCCTACAGATGAAGGACTTTCGTACCTTTGCTATCAAGGATCCTAAGAAGACACTCACTACAAAGGAATCTTACCTTATTAAGTTTCCTGATATGGACGAGGCTAAGTTCAATTATCCTGCGATACTGATCGATGAAAACGGCATGCAACTCTCACAAGGGGAACAACAGGGGAGCACTCAGGTAAATATTGAGGGCTACTGTCTGCCTAAGGTACTCTATAGGGGAGAACATTCCTGTATTCCACGAAAGAATGGGGGTAATGTATTAGGGCTTATCTGGTATGATGGCTTGCGGTATGGCAACAAGAATGAGGGCGAGACCAGAGAGGAACTCCTACCCCCAAAGGTGACCAAGTACTGGGAAGACTGGTACAAAATGCGCCTATCCTCCTATGAGCTCTCATGGAGCTTTATAGCCAATAAGAATCAGATAAGGGAGTTTGCTCTAAGGGATACGCTGTATGTGTATGGCCAGCGATTTTTTATCAAGTCCATCACCAAGAACACCCTTAGCCGCGAATACTACCAAGTAGAAATCACTCTAATCAATGTATAATGGAAAGGGAAAAAGAAATAGGGAAAAAAGCTGCTACCTTGCTCAGGGGCAGTTTACAAGGGGAAGTCTCTACCCGCTTTGGTGGTCATCTCTCAGGAGGGAAAGCGTCCCTACAGGCTGCTACCGCAGTAGCGCGCATGCGCTATTCCAAGCGGGCTGATGGCACTAAGCAGGCGTACCTCAAGGGAATTGCTATCAAGATGCCACGGCATGGATTTATCCAACATTACGGGATAGAAGCCTCCCGCGTAAGGGCTGGAGGCACCCGCACCCGTGAGAAGCCCAAGCAAACTACCTACTTTTTCAGGGCTCACTTATATTCTAAAGGAATGAAGGAAAAACCTTTTATCGATGAGGCAATAGAAGCCAGCGAGGCTGTCTCCTACTTGGCTGAGGAACTCCCTAAGCAGCGCGGAGAAGAACTCCTTATCTTTATCAAACAACAATTAGAAAAACAATAATATGGCACGTAAATATATCGCAAGAAGTTATCATATATGGTACCCATTTAATGAAGAAAAACCCACAGTTGCTAATTTCGAAAAAGAAGAAGAGATCATGGAGTGGGACTTCTCTGAGAACCCTATCTACAAGACTTGGAAATCAGGAGAGCCTATCCCTAATAATGACCGAATGTCTGTTATATTTCCTGAACTCTTCCTCCTCCCTGAGTTCAAGGGATACTCAGGCAAAACAGAGTTATTTGTTCCTTGGGAAGAATACCTAAAGAAAAGAAAAGCAGAGGAAAAATACCAACCCAGCAAGAAAACCAATAAGACACAAAAAAAATGGGTGAGAGGAAATAGCCCCGGAGATCATTGGGAATTTAAAGATGTACCTGTCTATGAGCCCCTAAGTGAAGATGAAATATACCAAGAATGGAAAAGATATGCGGAAGAGTGGGAAAAAGATAAATATATCTTTAGCATCTCTATTACTCCCAATGAATTCGTGGAGATATATGCCGGAAATCAGGACCTAAGAAATATAAAACCTTCTTACTTTGATCGTATTCTTTATGCAGGGGCGAGGCGTATTCGTGGGCGTGGATTAGAATATTTGTTGCGGTATAAGAACTTCTCCCAGCTCCCACAGGGAGAGACAAAGCTCACCCTTACCTTTACAGCTTATGCTGTTAATAATGGAAACAACATAGAGTTGGAGAAAAGGGAGGTACCCATCACCCTCAAGCGAGAAGGTATCGGAGGAGGAAGCGGAAGCGGCAGTGGGGGAGGTTCTAAGGATACCTATACACCACCGGTGGTCAATATGACCCTGAACAACGCCACTCGGGAGCTCTTTGTCGAACCGATGGCCGAGACTGGAGAACTATTACAGGTAGCTCACTTTATACGTAATATCAATAGTTTTTTGGTTCTACACCAAAAGTTCGGAGGGGTAGTGCATGATAGCGAGGGTGCCTTTCATTGGCAAAGGCCATATACTTTTGAGAATGATGGTCTCTTCAAGGTAGAAGTAGATAACGATGATCTGTGGGCATGGGCTAAGTTCTCTCTATCGGAGAACTACAAGCGTACAGGGGTAGTTCAGGGCTTCGACTTTAGCCATGATCAGGTCATTGTCAAGGAGGATAACTGGCTTTTTCAGCGGGTATTCTCCATAAGGCTGAATGTTATTAATGACCTTACTTCTTTTTCATTCGACAAAAAACACTATGAAGCGACTTTATATCGCGAGAAAAGGGAAAGGTATGAGGGCTCTTTTCGTATCAACAATGCCAATAGGCTTACCTATACGATCACCCCTTCGGCTGGGTTGGAGATCGTGGAGGTAAAGCACAATGGAGAACCCTTTGTTTTGGTTAAGTTCCGCTCCAAGAGTGCAGAGACTTTCCCTCTGGGGCTTCAGGAGGAATATATTACGGTCAAGAGCAACAGGGACTCCACACAAATTGTTACGGTAGACCTCACCATCAAGACTAATCTGGATTTCGAGCAGAAGGATATATACTTCTGTTTGGATAAGGATATCATTACAATAGCACAGACGAATGAAAATTCGGAATTTGCCCGCGCTAAGCTGGTGATGAATTTCTCAGGATATGGCCGAAGGGTGACCACCACTCAGGAGTACGAATATGTGTTCTTTAACAACATGGCCAAGATCGACCTTGGGGAAGAAATTCAGGATTTCTTCGAAAACTTGCCTGATCTGAAAAGGCTATATATCAATAACGAAAACACGGCGCTCCCTGTGGAGGTGATGAAAGCTACGGAGGTAAATGTTACGATCGTGGAAACCAACTTCAAGGGGGAGGAGTTCAAGACTCACAAGCTATCTTCCTTGCGATACCTCCCTGGTAGGACACCTCTCTCCTACCCTTACCTGACTAATGTAGGGTTACGCTCTACCTATACCCATTCACTAATCTCGGTAAGTGCTCTTACTAAGGCTTTTAAGAGAAATGACCTTGGGAAAATTGCTTCTAATAGTGTTGATTCTTCTGGATTGGTGGACGATTACGGGGTGGCCAATCTTTGTTTCTATCGAAAAAATGCCAATCGCTTTTTCGGGAAAAACACGATTATCAAGAAAAGCACACTTTCCTTGGAGCCCAAGCCTGAGCCTAATGGGGAACCTATCACGGTACTTTTTCAAAATCAAAATCTTTGCCCTGATTGGTTCTCTTTTTCTGGAGAGGAAGAACTGCACATCAATTATGAGAATACCATCTCACAGCACGCCGAGAAGGACGAAGAGTTCAAGGCTTTGGTGAAGGAAAAGAGAACTTTCAAGCTCAACACAGGGTGGATATTCCCTGAGGAGGTGGAGCTGCTATGGGAGCTTATCAAGTCCCCTCAGTGCTTTATTAAGGCTAATGATACGGATTGGGTCAAGGTGATTCCTATCTCTCAGAAGCCTCTATCCTATGATAACACACGGAACCTACACAGCTATGTAGTGGAGTTCCAGAGAGCATCCAATAACTAAATGATGATAAGATGGAGTTAGTGAAATTCGACAAAGAGGGTACTTACCCTCGTATCTCAGCTTCGCATATTGATGAAAGCATAGAGCTTACCCCTGCCGAGCAGGAGATCAAGGCACGACTTAGGCATATTCACGCCCTTAGGATGACTAATAAGTATTCCAAGTATCAAGCCATACAGATACACATGCGGGAGATGAAGGTAAGCCAAGCCACTGCCTATAGGGATTACAATTGGGCGATGCAGATCTTTGGGGAGTTGGACAAAGTGGATGTACAGGCCGAGCGCATGATCTTAGCGGAGTGCTACTGGCAGCTCTACCTAAAGGCTCTCAAAAAGGGCGATCTGGAGCAGGAGCGTAAGGCGCTGGATTCGTATAAGTCGCTGTTCAACTTCGATAAGGAGGAGAAAGAGATTAACTTTGAGAAGATCTCCGCTCATGAGTACCATATCAAGATGAGCCGCAAGGGTATGCGTATGCTTAGAGAGGCTATCGGTACAGGGGTGGTGGACTTCAACGAACTACCCGCTGAGGAGATAGACTATGAAGAGAGTGAAGAGTAAAAAGTGAAAAGTGAAGAATGCTAATAAAACCAGTTAAAGAGATCTACCTAAACCCCATGCAGATGGCAGCCGTGGAAGCCAATAGGTACGGACGGGTGAAGAATATTTGTATCGAGGCGGGGCGTGGTACAGGCAAGTCAACTATATTGGGTTGGTTTGTCAAGGAAGCCGTACGCCAAATGCCACGAGCGACGGGGGTACTGGTAGGGGCTACTTTTGTACAGATCAAAAGCCGTACCTTCCCCTCTACCAAGGAGGGGCTGGAGATGTTCGGCCTATACGAGGAGGTGGATTATGTAGTGGGCAAAAGTGGCAAGAGCTTAGGATATACAATGCCTTTCCAAGCTCCCAACTCATGGAGCAATGTGGTGCATTTCTCTAATGGGTTTATCTTAGTATTGGTATCCTTAGACGACCCCAACTCGGGGCGAGGGCTGAACTCTTATATTGTCATAGGAGACGAGGCGGCACTCTTGGAACACGATCGCCTGTTCAACAACGTACTGACCACAAACCGTGCTAAGAAAGTGGAGTTTGACCGCGCTTCGCTGCTCAATGCTACGATATTTACTTCCTCCGTAGCGCTGACCAAGACAGGCGAGTGGTTCACCAATCGGGAGAAATTAGCTATTGAGAAGCCTCAAGAACATTGCTTCATTAAAGCCAATGCGAAGGTAAATAAGGAGAACCTCAAGCCTAATTGGATACAGGAGATGTACGAGCAGCGGGTATCGGATATGCTCTTCAATGCGGAGATCATGAACATTCGCCCGCGCAAGGTGGCCGACGGATTCTATCCGCAGCTATTGGCTGATAAGCACTACTACAAGTACAAGTATGCCACGAACCTCTTAGATGACTTTACCCAGAACTATACCCCAAGCTGTACGTATGACACGGACTTGATTAAGGGTATCCCCTTGGAAATATCATTGGACTTCGGAGGGCGTATCAACTGTGCTGTAGTAGCCCAAGAGAGCACACTCACCCATACGCTGAGTATCATTAAGGATTTCTTCGTCAAGAACCCGCAGAAGCTCTCAGACCTTATTAAGAAGATCATAGACTATTACGAGCCACACAAGGCTACCTGCAATAAGGTCTATCTATACCACGATCGCTCAGGCTTTAAGAGTGAAGCCAACAGCAAAACCACTCTGGCGCAGGATGTGGAGGACATGCTCCGCACAGCAGGCTGGCAGGTGTATAACAAGACACCCAACACGAACAATCCAAGCCATATCCTCAAGTTTCGACTCATTAACGAAATCTTAGAGGAGAGCAACAAAGGGCTGCCTTTTGTTCGTATCAATGAGGATAACTGTCCAAACCTAATCGTATCCATGGAGAATGCAGGGCTTAAGCAGAAAGAAGATTCTTTTGAAAAAGACAAAAGCTCGGAGCGCTCCACCTCCATTCCGCAGGAACACGCCACCCACCTTTCGGACTGCTTCGACTACCTTGTATGGTGGAAATATGCTTATCTGATGGACAACGATCGCCACGATTCGTATATTATAAGTTCTGTTTAAAAGAGGATTTTAACGGGAAAGTAAAGAGTAATTTTTTTTTACGAAAAACATTTGGAGGTTTCAAAAAAAGTCGTACCTTTGCCGCGTTAGAATCTTGAAGAATATTTTATATCCATATAAAATCATTCTTAAAAATATCAATAACTCACGGCGTGAGGGTGTCGCTATATAGTAATATATAGCAAATTTCGTAAACTTCGAGATTCTAACAGCACCTACTCACGCCGCTTATTTTTTTACTATGTTAGAGTCTCAACAAACCTCTCACCATGTAGCTTTGGCTATTTCGTGGGCAACTGGCCGCACGAATCGGCTTTCTCTTCTAAGTAGTACGGGCTGCTTGAAAAACCCCAATGATTACGAACCTGCTGACGATCCTGCGGTGGTGAATGCCATCGCTCAGGAGTGTTTCCACTGCTTGCTCAAGGAAACTTCTCGTAATTGCCTACTTGCCTTCCGTGATGGGCAGTGGCATGTCTCTACTTCTGCGGGGACTACTTCTGACCCCTCGCTACAGCTTGCCGTAATACACGCTTACTTATCCTACTATATTTCCACCCAAAAAGAAAGGAGGGCTGTGCTATGAGAGCAAACAAACAACTACCCAGCCCACTAAATGAAGTCCTCGGAAGAAAGCTCGCCTATTGGCTCTGCGAGATAGATGATAAGATAGATCGCGTGGAGGATTTCCAAGAAAAACTATTACAGTTCCCTAAGTTATTGGAGGACTCTACCTTTTTTGACAAGGAAGAGGAAGCCTTTGTCAAGGATATATTCCTGCATGTGCTCTCTCTGACCTTTATCATACAGAAGCATAAGGAAGAGATCTGTACCTTCTGTGAGCAGTACAATGAATAATGACTACAAAGCCTCTCCTTTGGGAGAGGTTTTTTTTACGATTCTTGACCAGGCGAGCCCACTCATTCATATTTCACTCCGATTTTTAAAATTCAAATTGTAAAAACAATTAAGGCGGCAGGGGGCTTTTTTTGCACGTAATGAAAATGAAATTGATTTTTAGACTTTTAACATTTTGAAAAACAAAGCAGTGAATGGAAAATAATGATAAAGCACCCTGTTTTTTCCCGCTGGGGAATGTGTCCTTTATTTATCCTGATAGTTTTTTGACCTTTGCAACATGGTAGAAAAGATATTTTTAAAGGACGCTTTGGAAGAAATGCGAAAATTGGACGCAGAGAAAAAGCCGATACCATTTTCCTTGGCAGTACGCACCTACAACAAGCAAAATGGGTTTGGCGGAAAGCTCCTGATATACCATAATGCTACCCTAATGCAACAGCCCAAGGCTAAAAAAGACTTTGAGAAAAACCCTAACCACTGGGACAACAAGACTCGAAATATTAAACTTGCTGATGGCACTATAAAGAAAATTATTATCCTGTTTATAGTGGCTTTTAATGGGAAAGAGGTGATTTATTAGTATGGAAAAAATAGATAACGATTTGTATATACTCTCTAAGAGTGGGGCGGCTGTGCTCTTTGATAATAAGCAGGGACTTACAGCGCCCAAAGCTAAAAAAGACTTATCCGATACGGATAAGTACTCGGTGTGGGGGGATGATAACCTTTACCCGCAGCAGCTGACCGAAAAGCTCAATAAGACAGGGGCGGCCATAGGAGGGCTGGAGGTGCTAATCTCGGCTCATTATGGGTTGGGATTCCGCCTTTATCAGGATGTGGAGACAGAAGATGGAATCGTAACTAAGGAACGCGCACGTAACTCTTTCCCTGAGCTGAACCAGTTCTTTAAGGCTTGTCGCTGGGATATTACCATGTCCGAGATCGTGGAAGACTTTGAGACCTACGGGATTGCCTTTGTGGAATATCTACTTTCACCAAATAGGGATAAGATAGTATCCATCAAGAGGCAGCAGGCAGCTCATTGCAGATTGGGTGTACCTCCTGAAAAAGGCTATGTGGATAAGGTGTATATCAATACCTCGTGGGGAGGTACCTTAGACGAGGAGCTAACGGAGGAAGTGCCTTTTTACTCAGATATGCATTCGGTGGAGAGCCTTAAGGCGTATTGCAAGGAAAAGAAGGTGGATAAATTCATCGTGCCTGTAATGCGTACCCTTACCACGGAGAAGAATTACCCTAAGGTGAAATGGCATAGCTCCTTTGCAAATGGCTGGGTGGATGTGGTGCTCTCGGTGCCGACGTTCAAAAAGTACATGTTTGAAAACCAACTGAACTTGAAGTTTGTCATTTATGTGGCCGATGACTTTTTCTCTCATAAGTTTGGCCGCAATGAGTGGCAGGAGATTAGCGATGTGCAGAAGGAGCAAGAGCGGCAGAAGACAATCAAGGCGATAGACGAGCACATGAGTGGGAATAAGGCAGCGGGGCGCTCCATTCTATCGCCTTTCTTTCGTGACAGCTCTGGGAACCTCATACGCGGTATAGAAGTGGTGCCCATAGATGATAAGATCAAAGACGGCAACTTCCTGCCCGATGCCAGCGCGGGGAACTCGGAGATACTTTTCCCTATGGGGGTAGATCCTTGTTTGCTCGGGGCGGGTATCCCAGGGGGGAAGAACCTCAGCGGAAGCGGCTCGGACAAGCGGGAGGCCTATACGATCCTCTCCACACGTATGCCGATCAAGCGTTTGCGTACCTTGGAGATATTCGAGCGGATCAGAGACTGGAACGGCTGGGACGAGAGCCTATACGGAAATTTCCCAAATATTAACCTTACGACCTTGGACAAGAACCCTAACGGGCAGCAGGTAATCGTAAATTAGTTATACATGCTTATTTTGATAAGTCCTTTCCCAAGCGGGGAAGGACTTTTATTTTTGTAAGAAAAAAAGAATATGTTTGAACGAATTGAAGAGATTAAGGCGTATATCCATGTGTCCAAGTACTTGGATATACAGATCCTTAGGCCGTACATAAATACAGCCATTAATGAGCGGGTACGTCCGCTTATTGGGGAGGTAATCTGGGAGAAGCTCTCGGATGTTTCCTTTGTTATGCCACGCAAAGCGGAGATATACGAGGGGGTGAAAAAGGCTGTGGCCAACTATGCCATTGCCTATAGTATTCCCTTTGTGAAGATGCACTTGTCCAGTACGGGCGCCAACGCGTACCAAGATAATAAGATGGAGCGTTCGCCCTGGTGGGATGTGCGAGACTATGGGCTGAACGCGGTACGCATAGGGGATCATGCGCTCAATGGTGCTGTGGCGCTTTTGGCCACGAGTTCCCTTGGAGCCGAGTTGCCCTTTGCCCGCGAGGTGGCGGGGTCGCTCTTTGGCAGTCCGCGGGAGCTGTCGGAGCTGTATTCCATAGGGGATTCGTACGAGATCTTCTTGCGGCTGTTGCCCCTGATGCGGGATATATGGGAGCTGTACATAGCCCCGCAGCTGTCGTCCTGTGTACTCTCGGATATACGCGGGGACGAGACGGCTCTGGGGCTGCTTAGGAAGATCGTAGGTTACTACACCTTGGCCGATGCCGTCTTCATGCAGGGGCTTACCTATACCACTTCGGGAATCGTGCTACAATGGGAGCAGCTGCCTTGGCAGAAGTCCATGCTGCTGAGCGACACCCAGCTCAAGGCACTCAAGGAGGGATTCCTTGAGCGGGCGCAAAGATATAGGGACCTGCTATTACAATATATAAAGGCACACCCTGCATTGTTCCCCTGCTACCAAGGTGAGCCGCTCGTACTTAGAGAGCCTGTGGCCAAGAAGTCGGGACTTTACTTTTAATGATTAATGCCAGCAGAGAAGAGAAAAAATGGAAAAGTGCATTTTTTTTTTTGAAAAATACACTTTTTCGCTAAAAAGTGCTGTTTTTTTTTCCTACATTTCCTACAAAGGATTATTTACTTATAAATCAATTATTTAAGGCTAAAAAAGCGTAGGAAAAGGCGTAGGAAATGTAGGAAAATGTGGAAGTTGTAGGAAAGTGTAGGAAAATGAAATGCGGTTTTCCTACAAGAATTTAAGGGAAATTAACACGAAAAAGCCCCTTTGAAAAAATATTTATCCTGATTTTCAGTAACTTATGTTTTTTGTAGGTTTTGTAGGAAATGTAGGAAAAAAAA